GTTCAAATTTATCAGACAACTTCGCCACATCCCATAAAGATTTGATTCGTTCTGTGGGAATCTTATCAAGCATTCCATCATAAGCATGAACGCACAATCCTCTTGGGGTTTGGAATAAACAGACTCGAATCATACGGTTTTAACCCCGTTTACACAATACAGAAATACGTATTTCATAGCTGATGACCAATTTTCTCAAAGCGCAAGAATTGATATTCATCATCAAGAATTATACAGATTCTTGCATGGTTGTTGTCAGTTTCTGGTTCAAATTGATCAGACAGCTTTGCGATGTCCCACAAAGATTTGACGTACTCTGTTAGTAGCTGTTTGTATTCTACACCATCATAGAAATAAACCTGCAAACCTATCTTTTGCGGATAATACAGACAAACTCTGGTCATACATCAAACCTTACGAAATTGTGGTCTTCATCAGTCGTCACATAGACCGCTCTACCATCAACCCCATCCAAATTTGTGAAAGTATCATCAATTCCAGATACCAAGCCCATTGTTGCGTAATCAATCAGCTTTGCTTCTGTCACTGAATCGAGAACTGCGTGAATCCATCCGCCATATGTATTTGGGCTTTTGTTGAAATAAATCGAATTCGTCCCATCAGGGTGAATCCAAACGTCATAATAAAGCGTTTTCATTGTGCAATAGTCCTAATAAAGGCGAATTCGTCTGTATCCTTATTATGGTCTAATTCCAGCCTGAGACTAGCGTAGAAACCATAGCCAGCCGGAGAATAGTGACCTGCAACCTTACCAAGAGTCAACCATTCTTCAAGAATTTTGTTATCATACGGAATAGGATCATGGGTGCCAAATTTATAAAGACACAACCCTTCTGGTTTCTCAACGATAAGCCAACGTTTAGTCATCTGCGAAACTCCAAAAATTCGTATTGATCTGTATCATGATTATACTCTAGATTCAACCGAACAGAAGGAAACCATCCGATTAATGCATCGTTGTGGAATCCAGCGACTTTTCCAAATTCGAACCAAGTTTTAAGAATGTATGGATCAATGTCTTTAGTGCCACACTCCCCGATTTTATGTAGAGTTAATTCGCCTTGTCTATCGACTATTGTGTATCGTTTCAACAGAACCTCACAAAGTTGCCAGATTTATCAAGTTCAACATAGCAATAAGAGTACAGTTTTGCGATTGAAGCATCGCCGCTAATGGTGGCGACTCTATATAGATCAATTAACTTTTCTCGTAATGCAGAATCTACAATTGGTTTACCAATCACAGATTCAGTAACTGCGAAAATGTTATTGATAAACAGAACTTCGTAAATCATGGTATCTATGCCCAAGTAAACATAACAAAGTTGAAATCTTCATCAACGATCAAATCGATGTGTGACCGTTTCTCAAGTTTACCTGAAATTCTAAGAAACGACATAATATCCCATAGTTTATCATTCATTTTTGGGCGAAAGTCCCCATGCTCTCCAATAAACTTCCCCACTATTGATATTACATATGATGATATGTTTCATAAATCATTTTTTGACAGTATCTGAACAAAGTTGAAATCTTCATCAACCATCAAATCGACCCATGATTGTTTCTCAAGTTTACCAGAAATTTTAAGAACTGATAAGATATCCCAAAGTTTATCGTTCATTTCATTGGCGGCGGTGTTGCCCCAATGCCTCCAATAAACTTTGTCACGCTTGGGAATGCAAATGACTATGTGCTTCATAAGAACCTCACGAATTCAAGATCATCGGTCACTTCAACAAAGCAATATTCATCCAGCACAGAAGCCTTGAGAACGCCAGAAACCTTTGCAAAATCCCAAAAGTCTTTCAGAGCGACAGAAATGAATGCTGATTGACCCCACGTTCCATTAGCGCGTTGTTCCATTTGGTAAACTTGTTCATACTTGAGAACCCTATTAAGTTGAAACGTTCTCATAGTAATTCCAAAAAGTTACCAGAATCATCAACCTCATAGGTGACATAATAAACAATTTGGTTGTGTCGTTTAATTTTATCAGCCACCCTAGCAAAGTCAGCTATCTCCTGTAGTTCTACCGTTACCACATGTGAGTCTTCTGAAACCTTCAAGTTTTTATCTAACCAAATGTAATGTGCCATGATCTATTTGAACTTCACAAATTTTGAATCTTCGACGATAACCTCTACATAGGATAGTCTATCGTCAATGTAAGTACATTTTCCAGATACCACGCCCATAGCGTACCAGCCAATTTCTTCTTCGGTTGCCTTTATTGAAACGGCACGTTGACGTTCATCCCAACCGTGCGTGAAGTACGTATTGTCTTTTGAATTGTGGGAAACAGTGATTTTCATGAAGCAATTATAACCCAGTTTTCAATAAAAGTAAACTAGAGAAATTCAACGAACTCAAGATCGTCTGTTGTGATAACAAGACAACATTCAAACCCAGAGTATTTCGCAATTTTTCCAGAAATCCTTGCCAGTGCCCAAATTTCAAGCATAGATTCGGATGCTGGTTTGGACGAAGCCGAAATGGCAACCCAGTCCCAGTATTCATCGGCTTCACGTTGGAACACACTTTGCGACTTGTCGAAATACCCGACGAGTCGAAATCTTCTCATAGGAACTCCACAAATTTGTTTTCGTTGTCAAGTGAGACTCCCACAGAATAGCGCCCAGTTCCTCTGTTCGTATAACCAAGATTTGCAATTTTAGCCACAGTGAGTATATTTTGAAGTTCTTCGGTCATTTCATTTCTACGAACGACAGAGAACTCTCTCCAATAAGTGTATCCATCGGCTTCTTGAATGATGATGCAGTTTTTCATTTCGTTAACCAGTCTATGAACTTGATGAAATCCATATTAGGAGTCACATCACAAAAGACGTTTCCAAATTCATTTATGTTTCCTGAGATTTTCGCAAGTTCATAAATGTCTCTCAATTTATGATTAACATCAATCGCCTTGAGTGTGTTATAGCCAATGGCACGCAATTCGCCTCTGTTTTCAGATAAAACGATAATCATTTGACAAACTTGATGAAGTTCCCATTTTCGTCAGCAACAAATCTAACATGTGGGAGCGTCATATTAATTTCAGATGTGGGGTAGAAGAATTCAGTCAACTTTCCAATGGCGTACAAATCAACGTACGATTTTTCAAGAACGCTTTTTGCACGAATATTGTTTGCGTCCGATATTTGATGTAAGGACAAGCCAGTATCCCGGTCAACGATCATGAAATGAATTTCAGTCATAGTAGAATTTCACAAAGTCATAGTTTTCATCAATAACCGCGAATACGATATCAAAAGACATTTTACCAGCAATCACCCCGATTCTGAAAATGTCTTGGATCTTTACTGGGGCGTCGTATTCAAAAGATGATATACCGGGATATCGGTAATAAATTGCTCCACCCTTATCGTAAATGAAAATTGAGGTGTTCATACATACTCTTTGGCAATTCTCTTGAAGTCAGACAAGTTCTTTTGGCTAAGAGGAAACCCGGTCAGATCAACCTTCCCGGTCTTTATCATCGAGACAATATCTCCAATATCGTGATTCTTCAGCCTCTGTAATTTCAACGCGACTAACCCGCTCACGCTGGCGATTCTTACCCCTTTGACAACCATAGAAGTTGCGAAAACCTTATCAACGAGAGCGGGCGAAATGTTGACGCTTTTGGGGGTTATTACCTCGACCTCAACGTGAGTCTTGTTGTGTTGGAACGCGCCTGCTCGAGTACGCTCGAACCCGTTAACCGCATCGGGGATATCAGATTCCAGCTTAAAGAGAATGTCGATATCCATTGTTGCTCGAGGAACCCCATGGTAGCTGATCGCGTTTCCGCCAATCAGTACGCCTGATTTACAAACGCCAAGCCAATCAGTCGCTGCTGCGATAACTTCTGGAATGGCAATCGACTCAACGAGGGTTCTTGTCCCATCGTTGTTTGCATACATCTTTGAAAAGTCTCTAAATGAAATCATACGGCTATTTTACCCGAATCTCAATAAAAGTAAAGGGGCCGAAGCCCCTGTGTTAAAAATTACCTGCGTTCTCCAGTAGCCTCCCCACATCCACTGGACTCATCGTTTGTATCTTGGCCAGCGCGTTGTTATCTGCATAGTAATAGTCCATCCCGTCTGTGCGGTACACAATCTTCCAGTAACCGTTTGGAATCGGGATACCATTCAACCGCTCTGCGTGCGAGTAAATGGCGATAGTCAGAACCCAGATATTCTGAGTCACAGTCAACTTCCTTACCTTGTCCTCAAGCAACCTCCAGGCTATCTCGTTCAGCTTGGGGTTCTGAGGCGTCATGTTACTCAACAAGAAGGTCGAGAACATTTCCTCATCGGACGAGGCGTCATCAGCCGGAGCCATATGGCCTCGGTCGTAGCCTGAACGCAGATAATCAGACAGCTTTGGGCCTGCCTTACCAAGGCGGTCGTCAGGGCGAAACGCATCCTTACGCTTTACTGAGCCAACCTTACCTGAAATGAGCTTCTCGGACACTGCGATAACGGCCTTGTTATTGGTATCATACATTGACACGTAAAAGCCAGAACAAAGCTCGACCGTATCTGGAACGCTCAACGGTTTCCCGTTCGGATACAGGTCTGGACAGGCGGCGAACGCGACCCCGTAGAGCGCGAGCATGATAGCAAATAATTTTTTCATATCTTCCTTAAAACTGGTAAGGCGTAACCAAATTGGTCTTCCTTGTTCCAGGTGTGTGTTTCAACCAACGAGCCAAGTTTCCAAAAGGGTACTGACTCAACCTTCATCCGGTCACTCTTCTCATAAAAGTAGAACCGTCCCCGGGAGGTCTGCGCCTCCTTCAGTGGAACCTTGAAAAGTTCTCGAACTTCCATCAGAACTTAAACCCCGAAGTGTCAATGGGCTTTGCTCGGATGGTAGCAATATCAGGCGCAGCGTCCTGGTTCGGCTTACCCCTTGGTGCATAGGTCTTGTTGACTGCCTCCTGAAGCAGCGTCTGATCGCCATCATCAACCGAGAAGAAGGTCATCTTTGGACGATCAAGCCCCAATAGGAACCGCTTGTCCTGCCCAGGGTCAGAGTAACGGTTCTTCAGCTGCTTCACCATAATTGTACCCTGCTCGTCCAGTTCCTCAGTACGAATCAAGGCAAACAACATATCCAAAGTCATCACCAGACCCATCGAGTCGGCAATCGAGGTCATATCCACATCAGATGAAGAAAACCCAGACCGATTCAACTGAACTGCCGTTAGTACTGGAACGTCATACTCAACCGCCAAACCGCGTAACTCCTCAGCCACTGCCTTTAGGTATGAGTACGAGTTAACCGAACCGCCCATCTTGATTCGACTTGAAGCACAAATACCAAGGTAATCAATCAAAATCAACTCTGGCTCAAACTTCTGCTTCAGCTTCAGTTCTTCCAGTAGAGCTCTAAAGTGACCTGCGTGCGCTGACCCGGTTGGATACTCCTTGATGAACAGCCGACCATGAGTCTTTGCCTGAATATTGGATACCTTTGTGGAGAACTCATCCTTACTCATTTCACCGAGCTTGTTGATATCCACCCGCATCAGGTTTGCGTCGATACGCTCAGCGATACGCTCCTCAGCCATTTCTAGGGTAATATACAACACGTCGCGACCCTGAGCAACGGTGGCAGCAGCAGTATCGCACAGGAAAATCGACTTACCCCCGCCTGACTCAGCAGCCACTGCGATGAGCGACTTGTTGGCCATACCGCCCTGAGAGATCTTATTCATCATCTTGGTTCTGAATGGGATCTTCTTTTCCTGCTTGTTATAGAACTCCCACCGAGCCTCAGCATCACCCATATACGAGTGCCCAACCGCAGTGTCAAAGGATACCGATAACGCCTCTGTCATCAGCCCGGGAATCGCATCCTGAGTCAAGTTGGCATCATTACCCTCGATGATTGAAATTGACTTCAACACCGCATTGTACACTGACTTCTGCTTGCAGAACTTCTCAGTATTCTCAGTCAACCAATCAACATTCACCGCCTCTGCTGGTAACGCCTCAACCAACCCACACGAGGTCTCAAACGCCCCCTCAGTCAGATCAGCCCGGTTACTCAGCTGAACCTTCAGAATATCCTTACTCACAGGAGCAGAATACTTCCCAAAGAAACTGACAATCTCATCCAGAATCACCTTCTCATGCTTATCCTGAAAGTACGCAGCATCCAGAAACGGTATCACATTACGAGCGTATGCCTCATTATTCAACAACCCTGCGAGAATCTGTTCTTCGATACGCACTCAAACGCCTCCCGAGTAAACGACCGTCTCCTCGGCCAGCGCCTTCTTCAACATCGCGTGTAGCACCACCCCGATCTCCTGTTGGAAAACCTCAACCATTGCAGGCTTTGCTTCTGATACCACATCATACTCAAAACTCAAAACGGGAACGTTCTCATTCTCAAACCAGGTTCGACCAAAGCAGAACTCAATACCCTTAAAAGCACCCTCAGTAATCATGATTGAATGACGACCCTCATCATAAGGCCGAACCACCAGCGTATCCATATTGATCATTATTATCTCCAAAAAGGATATTCTACCCCGAAGGGTAGATTTCTCAAATTAATCTTCCAGCTCATCCATAGTAGCGTCGATATCCTCATCGGTTAGGATAGCGCCGTTTGAAATCTTGTACTTTGCTTCAACCCATTTGGCAAAATAATCACACTTCAAGATACTGTCCCAGAACTCGCGATTGTCAGTATCTGCCATTCGATACTTCTTCTCATCGACTTCCCCGGTGATTTTATCAACCTTCTGATACCAACCATTTGATGGTTTGATCACGTTACCAGACTCGAGGGCCATATCCATAAGGCCAGACCATCGGCTGATACCGCCTTTGTGGGTGACTGTGATTGGGATTTTAGATTTCTCTCGAGTTGTTCTGGACTTCTCAATATTGATAACAAAGTTATACCCAACAACCTCTGTTCCGTCCTTCTCCTGTTGCCGTCCGATAATCCAAATATCATCTGATGAATAGTAGATTCCCGTGTTATGAGAAACTACGCCATTCTCCAACAGATAATGCGAACAATCGGCGACGCTGATATCATAGACTTTCTTCTTCCCCACTGGGGTTATTCTTTTTACGCGCAGCCCACCACAATCGCCTAGCTTCTGCCATTTTTCTACGTTGTTCATCAGTTTTTGGTCTTCCACGTTGTTTATCTCCGATTTTCTTACCACTAATTAATTTCGTTTCTTCGGTATGTTTCCTACCGAAGAAACCGTTTTGCTCACCGCTTCTTCCCCTCTTCTTCCTCTCTTCTTCGCTAAACGATACTCCCTTAGAAACTCCGACCCATTCCCCCGACAGAACTTTCGGGTGCGCTCTGGGCAACCTACAAACTTTACCAGTCCCAACATGTTTATACGTAGCATATTCTGGGTCGCTATAATTAGAAATCGTTGCGATAGCTTTGTTGAAGAATTCAGGTGAAGCAACCACGTCGTTCGAAATATGGGTATCTCGTTCTGCTAGTATCGCCTCGTTGAACGTGTCAAACGTCCCTAGAATCTGAACCGCGTAATCAGAACAATATTTCATTATATTCTGATATTCTTTATCAGTTGAAGACCCAACGTAGGGCCTTCCGGACTTGTCAAAGATCCTACCTTCGACGACTTCGCAGTTAGATTTACTCCCTATGTATTTGTTTGGGAAGGTTTCTCTGTTTATTTTTATCAAATATACTATGTGTTTCATACCTGTACCTAAGTTATCGGTACAGGTATTTATTAAATCACAACTTCAAGACCTCGTCGTCTACAATTAGATCTTCAGCGTCAACCCAACCGTCATGAGTCAAGAACGGATGTTGTCCAGAAACGGTAACAACATATCCGTCCTCAAATTCGATCTCGAGGCATTCGGGTTCACCAAACTCCAACGTCTCTGGCGTCCAAGTATGCGTGACCAGTTTCTCCCCCTCTAGCGTACAGACGATATCGCCAACAACGATTTCCTCAATAGATTTTAGGCCAGAAATCGTTTGAATCTGAGTTTTCTCCAACAGACAACCGCCGCTTACGATAGATCGGCTGTAAGTTTCTTGACTTTGATAGACGTGATTTACTACAATCAAAGGAATATCTTTGAGTTTTAGGTGAGGCGTCACCATACGGAAGATTGATTTCAAAGATTTTGCGCGGCTAAGATCCGCCACAGACTTTCCATCAACTGCATCGTCAACCTCTTTCTTTGATGCGAGGTTTCCAATCGAGTCAATGACGATAATCAGGCGGTCTTTTCGAGTGATACCGCCAATCTGCTTCATAATATCGAATTTCAGCTGTTCGATATCAGTGATTGGGGTATGGACAACGCGATTCATATCAACTCCAAACGAATCAAAGTACGTTTGTGGAGTACCGAATTCACTGTCGTAAAACAAACAGACGCTATCCTTATATTTCGCCTGATACGCTTGGATCGCTAACAGCGCGAAGCTAGTCTTGAAGTGCTTTGATGGCCCAGCCAACACAGTCAACCCAGAAGTAAATCCTCCATCCAGTTTTCCTGAGAACGCGATATTAATCGCTGGAATCTCTGTTGTCACGTATTCTAGTTCTTCAAAGAACTTTGACTCGTTTAGAATCGCGGTCTCTTTGATTGTTGTGTTTGCTTTCAGTTTATCAAGTAAGCTCATAGTTTCCTTTGGTTGCGTTATTACTCCGACCAAACAAGTTGGCCTTCTTCTTTTCAGACAGGATCATTCCTCGAACCCATCCTTCCCCTGGGCATTCTGGCGCCCTGGTGTTAATCGTTCCGTTGTTATAGAACTTCCAATTCTTCACCTTCGCTGAACCTTTCTTTCCGGCCTCGGCAGCGTGCTTCTTAACCAATTCAGGATTAGCTTCGCGGTATTCTTTTGTCATACAGCCGCCAATGCCGTTCTTTTCAAGCTGAATCTTAGCTGCTTTGGACGCCCACTCGCTACGGTACTGTTGATTCTCTGGGGCGAAAATCCCATGCAGACGCTCTTTGGTTTTCTTCCCAGAGGCTGAACTAATTTCTCGGTCTGGTGGAGGAATAAGACCAAGTTTGTGATTCAATTTTGACTGGGACGAAATATCATAGTTTGGTGAGAATATCCCAGACTTATTTTTCTTGGCCTGAGCCCCACCTATCTTACCGCCAATAGAACACATTTCGGAAAAGTCCGGTATCTCGTTACCGCCCGCCATTACGTTCATAAGAGGACCTCCTTCAAAGAAACGGCCGTACTCGGCAATCAAATCTCGCTCAATCTGATACGCATCAGATTCAGACAAATTACCTTCCATAATGTGGACAAATGGAGGTTCGCCGTTCAGGGATTTCAATTTACCGCTCACCCTCAGAGAAGCAGCGCCTACGATATGTTCCCACCCGCGAAGCCCCTTGCCTTTCCCGATGTAGAATATCTGACCACTTGGTTCGGCAAGCGCGTACACGTAATACGGGGTCTGCGGGTCAAACGATTTTACAGTATCTTTGAATGATTTATATTCACCAACCAGCATATCACCATCAATGAATTCGAGTAGTTTCTTCATACGTTAATTATAAATCAGATTCTCAAATTGCAAAATTAAAAGAACTCATCCAGTGACGAGGTCTCAATTGCGTTCCAATTGATTGCGTCCAGAATAACGCTCATCGCAGCAAGGAAAGTCTTTTCAAACTGCAACTCATAATCCACGTTTCCAATAACCCCAAACTCAGCGGGCAACTCCCCCTCGACTGGGAATGCAATGATATTCTCGCGAATCTTATTTGGAGTCTTCAAATAAATGAACTTGACCTTTGACCCCTCGGTGATCAGCCGATACTTGCCCGTCAACCCCAGCTTCTTCAGGTAGTGGTTATACAACAGCGCTGCCCTCACGTGTACTGGACATCCCTTCTTGTATATAGTAGTTGCGTCAGAGTACTCGTCCAGGTTATTGGCGCCTCTTGGGAATGCAACCTGATCATAGGGGAGTCGCATGAACTCATCGCGTACCTGGGCAATATACGCCTGAGTTTTCTGCTCGTCTCCATCGAAAATAATATCCAGCGCACTCTTCAGTTTATCTCGGACAAATCGCGGGGTTGAGCTTCGCACCATCTCTAGTCCCTTGACCTTGAACTTTGGTTGGGAATACGTTACGCCCTCACTTGAGTGGACCTTCAGCACGTAGCGTTTCTTGCCAGCCCAGATAGCTGCGCTACAGGAGGTTTCCAGTTTGAAGGAAAGCCGATTCTCATACGAGTTCATCTTGGTGCAGCACTGCTCGCAAAACTTGTTGACGATCGGGGTGAGTTTGTCAATAGCAAGTTTCTCAATCGTTTTGATTGCTTTGTCATCAGAAACGTTGAATTTCTTGAATGCAACATCCAAAGTGTAATACAGCGAATCCGTATCAATGTAGACGAGATACTTCTCGTTTCTGGTTCCGAACAACGCATTCAGTTCAGCGTCGATCTTGTCCTCAATAGTTCTCAGTACGTACTGTCCAGTCAGAGTGATGCTGGCAGCGTGATCGTGTTTGAAGAACCGGAAATGCTCGTTCGCAGTCGCACCATATCATTTGTGTTCAGATTGAGTCGTTAATTCAATCCCGGTATTTCACCAGCTACATGTTACCACGCAGATCAGACTATATCACACACCACTTGGGTGTCTCCCCGTTTCCACCCACTTGGGTGTACGCCGTTCGGCTAGTCGTTGAACCTTCCTATTTCTAGGCTTGGCTGCTGATTGTCCCATAGGGAGTTTCCAGCAATTAAAGGAGTTTTCTAGATGCGTCGCCGCACCAAGCCCCATATTAGTCTAGGGAATTGAGCAACACTTTTATCGCTTGTTGTTCGGCGTCAAGCGCAGAGATTTTACTCTCGATTGCCTTCGCTTTGAGTTTTAATTCTTCAGTTCGTTTCATATGCCCTTTCGTTACGCCAATTATAGTTTGCAATGAATAATAACAAAATTATTCGATCGAAGCGAGTTCTTGATGAATCTCTTCCAACTCCTGCTCAAGCCGCAACATTTCGGTTTTGGCCTTCTTTCGCATTGCCATATACTCTTCAACTAACCGAGGCAATACCCCGCGCACGTCGCGTCGATAGACCGCCCCGATAGGGGTTACGATATTACCCCCGGTATCAATTGAATTTCCAGCAAGGAAATCGTCAATCGTCGCCCCACAATTACCAACCCAAGTTTCAGGGCTGATATTATTGGTCATGATAATACTAGGGTATAGACTGGTTGCATCAAGCGAAACAACGTTCTTATACCAACCTGGAACTGGCTCCTTCACATAAGCCCCGTCTAAAAACTGAGCCCGTTCCCTATCCTGCTGCGGGAGAACCACATTGTTCTTGATACAGTCATTTGTGATGATAGCGTCCCAAACCTTCACAGGCGATGACACGTCCTCGTAGTTGACGTTGGCCTTATACGCGACTGTCAATACCAACTCAATCAACCGCAGCTTATCGTCCAGCTGCTTGATCAGGAGCGCATCAACGCAGTTATAATCGGTAAACAAATTCCAATCAGTACGGTGAAACTCATTCCACGATTTGAATTGACTGTGATCAAGTTTCGTGTGACCCAACTCAACCATCGCAATATGCTGGAGTGAGTATGATTCCTGTTTGGTGAGGATATACTTCTTGTAGAGATCAATGTAGTCAAGAACAGATACGCCAAGAATCTCAACGGCGAACTCGCGCTTACCCTTGAATTCTCTTTCTCGACAAGAAACGCGACCCCAAGGCGATAATCGCTTGATCGCGTCTTCCCCTAGAATAGAAGTAATTCTATTAATCAGATAGGGTAAGTCAAACTGCGCCACGTTCCAGCCCGTTATGATATCAACGCGCTTTTGTTCCCAGAAGTTGATAAACTGCTTAAGCAATTCCTTCTCGGAAGAACAATCCATGTAGCTGGTTTTGGCTTTCCCAGTATATCCATTGACGCCGAAGGTGAATGCCTGTTCGGTAATCATATTGACCAAGGTGATCAGCAGTACCTTGGCCTTGGCTGTTCCAGGGTCTGGAAACTCAGTATTACCATCAGCGTCTTCAACCACCTCAGTCTCAATGTCAACGCTCCAGCTGCTCAGGTAGGAGTAATCCCAAGCGGTCGAGCCGTACTCATTCATAAACTGAAGGGAGTAGTTCAGCTGACCGAAAATCGGAAAACCGTCAACTCCATCATACTTCTTAACGAACTCTCGACAGTCAACAATCGAACCCGGCTGGATAGGGTATGCATCATCGCCGTAGAGGGTTTTAAATGGTGACTGGATGCCCTTTTGTTGACCCTTACCGTATAGGGTCGGTTTCCACTGAACTTTTCGGTTGTTCGGAATACCGTCAATAACCTCGCGAACCAGAACAGTGCTGCCCTGGATTGCCACATTTGTATAAAATTTCATCGAGTTCCTCGGAGCATCATCAAAGCATCGTACGCGCAGTCATGAACTGGGTCGTGTTTGATAACGGTATATTGATCAAAATCAGGGATATCCACGTAGCCTGCCTTGCTGTTTGGATAAAGCAGGTCAATTGCAGTGCGCACATCCCGATAACAATTGTAAGGTACAATGGGCGATTTGCCTACTGAACGAAATAATGATTCAAAGCAGGGTTGGTCCAACGACCCGCGAACCCAAACGGGTAGAGTCTTCCAGTTTGGGAATTTCTGATACCAGTCACAAAGGGAATCAAGCCCCTCAATAACTGTCATATCGTTATCGCCAGGGAGTAGGCTAGTCCGCTTCTGAACGTCGCCTTGTTTCTTCCACCAGTTCAACGTATCAGCGTCGACCGTTCGGCCCATGCTGCGCTGTTCTTTTGCATCGAACTTTGCAAACGCCGCCCCATCTAATAACTGCTGATACGCAGTCAGGTTATCTGTCGACAAGTCATCTGGGTCAACGTAAACGAACGCTGCTGATAACACAACAGAGGTACTCTCAACCCCAAGGGTTTCCAAGTCCAACACAAAGAATGCCATAATAAAGCCCTCAAAAGATCAATTCTACCCTTGATCTGAGAATTGCAAAATTATTCGCTCACAGAGTCAACCCATTTTCTAGCAAGCTCATCGCTCAGGAAGAACCGGACAAAGTACTCGTCGTTCTTCCCAAACGCCATAATCATAATGTTTGAATTGTTGGTAATTGAGGCTCGGAAAATCCAGCCATTCTTCTTTACCAACGGAAACACAGCAAGTCTTGAGATCATACGAAAAGGGCCGAAGCCCTTTGTTTAGAAGTTTGAATCTTCATTCAACAGATGAGGGTGACTCTCTGCTGTGGGATTCTTGATGTCAATTTTACGAGGCTTCTGGTTCTCTGGAATCAACCGTTCCAACTCAACCTTCAGCAACCCATTGATCATTGATGCGCCCAACACAGTAACGCCTGTGTTCAGAACAAAGTCGCGAACCCACGGCTTGTTGGTGAGGCCTCGGTACAGGTACTCGCCCATCTTATCAGTTGCATTGCCTGCACACTTGACATGAAGAACGTCTTTGTCCAAGGTAATCTCAAACGAACCGATATCGTAACCTGCTGCGGCGATCTCGATTGCGTACTTGTTTTCCCCGATATTCCTCACATTATATGGAGGAAAGGTTGCAGCGGTTTTCTGGAGCGAGCCCAGAATATCTGCCACAGGAGTCATAAAGTGCTCAGCAAGAGCTTTGTTGAATTGTGGATTTACAAAGTATGTCATGTTTCTTTCTTTCGACAAGAGTTGAGCGACCCGAAATCGGCATCGCTATCCAGGCTTCCCTGAATTCATTGAATGCGTCTATCTGACCGCATTGAGTATTTTTGTACAAGGTTCCACTCGCGCTTTTCGCGAAACGGCACAATCTTGATTGCACTGATTGGAGCCTTCAGAATAGCATATTCCTCAGTCTTGGTGACCTTACACAGAGTCCATTGTTCCAACAACGAGGCAATCAAGTTCCTTCTGGAAACGTCATCATGAGACAGATCGCTTGGGCGACCGTCCAACGCAAACAGCTCTTTGAAGTGAACCAGATAGTACCGCCCCCGCTTGTGGAGGATATGCGCCGTTTGATATAGGGTATTATCGCGCTTGCTTGCGATACCCATTCGAGTGAGAGTCTCTTTGATTTTTAGAAAATCGTCAGGTTCTTTCAGTTCAATTTCAAGGATCGACTCGATCGACCAGTTGTAGTAGTTTTTATCATTATCAATCATCGTCCACCAATATTCGTTTTATCCCTTAAAAGCCCAATGGCTTCTGTATTTAATAGGGAACGAATCTCGATGGCGCGTTGGGTATTGACGTTGTATGTTTTGCTGATCAGTTGAATGAGCTCATCCTCAACGGGTTTGGCCCACTTGGCAAACCGCTTCTTTTTTGGGTTGATTGCCAACCGATAAAAGTCATACTGAAGGCGCTCAGGCAGACAATGTAGCTTGGTCATTTCATTAGCCAACATAATCACATCATAGTGATACGAGGCAGACCTGTTGGTCATGAAGGGGTTGTATGCAGATTCAGCCTCAGCCCAATTATCCACCTTGGACGTCATCAACTCATTTATCAGGTCGAACGGGGACATGGAGACACCACCAGAAGTTGTTTGGGTTTCATTGAATTCTGCATCTCAACCAACCCTGACGCCACATCTTTGCTGCGGTGCAGGTACGTGTCGGTTGCCAGATCAAAAAAGAAAACCTGTTTGTCTCGTTCCTCATAGTACACGTTTACCACCTTGTGTGAGGTGACCTCGCCAAACCGACCTCGATAGCCCAGTTTGACGCCCTGATAGAACGCAGCGCAGATACCGATAAGGGCTGCGATGATAATGAAGATTATTTCCATTTTGCCCCGATCATAAGCTCAACAAAGCAAGCAGCCATGAGAATCTGCGTATCAGCCACCATTGAGGTCTTGTACGTATAGTCGCCAAGGGTCACAATAACGCTGGGAATACAGCTTGGTTCCATCAGGTCAGCTGCTCGGTCGTAAAACGTACGAAAGATTTCTACCGGGGGAATATCGGTATTTGTGCCAACCCATTTTCGCATTTCTCCAAAGTTTTTGTCTTTGATGAAGGTCACTAACTCGTCAAACTTTGTCTCGGTCTGATTGACCAGAATACCACTATCAATCGAGCCTGACGTGGAGTACCGCTGAAGCTCGTTCAGAGTACGCCGGAAGTCAGGGTAGAACTTCTTCACCAGTTCAGCAACCGAGGCCTTGTCGAAGGCGATCTTTTCCTCGTTCAGGATACCGATAACCCGCTTGAAGAACTGGGTCTGCAACTTACCTGCCTCTACCTTATCTGACTTGAACTCGATTTTCGTACAACGACTATGAATTGCATCAATAATCTTGTTGGGGAAATTGCAGGTAAAGATGAACCGGGTATTCTTGAACTCTTCAATAACGCCTCGCAGCGACTGTTGAGTGGCCGTCGTGGAACCGTCAAACTCATCAAGAACAACAATTTTGTTCCCGCCACTCAGGGAGATTGATGAGGAAAACTGCACAACCCGAGTGCGAATGGTGTCGATATTACCCTCAAGCGAGGCGTTGATAAACATCAAGTCAGCCTCAGTCTCATTAGCCACAATACGCGCCAAGGTTGACTTGCCTGTACCGGCAGACCCAACCAACAACAGATGTGGCAGCTGACCGTTGTCGATTGCCTCACGTATCATCTTTTTGGTTGATTCAGGTAGAATCGCATCAGCCAATTTGGCAGGCCGATACTTTTCAGCCCAGACTAACCCATTCAAATCATCACTCATATTTTCTCCATCGTAAAGGGTAATTGTAACCTTGGTTATTGCTTTGGCAAAATAATCTCTTTTGGGGGCTCAGGTTTCCTGAAGATAGCATCGTAGTTGCTTCTGTACTTCTCAGACACAGTTTTGGTCTGGATTGAATCACCGGTGATTGGGTTTGTTGTTGCCATTTTATTTTAAGAGTTGTTCAAGACATTGTTTGAGCTTTTCTGCATCGCCCTTGGATAGACAAATAATCTCTTGGTCATTCAGGACAATCGACAAATAACCGTCATAATCTTGACAGTCTTCGACAACCAAGGTTTCATCACTTTCTGTGACGAATGAGCATGCGCGTTTGATCATATTAAGCCTCTAAACAAATGATATGAAATTGTCGGCATCGTCGAATTCCGCATCATAGAACGCAGACGCAGTTTGCTTATAGTTTCGGTCAATGACTCCAGATATCTTGGCTGCGTCGTGTAATTGTACCATTATCGTTGTTCTATCATGATCCATCACACCAATAGAATCTAATCCGAAAACTTCAAACGATAATTCACCATTATCGTCAAACACGTAACATCTATAAGTTTTCATAAGAATTGAATGAAATTTGAATTGTAGTCAAGGGTTACATCGTAGTAATCACATTTAGTTAGTTTGTAGTTACGTTCTATGACGCCAGTTATTTTTGCTAAGTCATGCAATTTTATCACAGAATTCCTAGTAATTATGTCTACCATAACGCTTTGGTACTCAATGCAATGGACTTCATAGCGCGGTTCCTCAACGCCATCAAGTATGTAACAACGATATGTTCTCATAAAACGAAACTGTGAAATGATAAGTCGTCATTTAGATTTACTTCGAAGTACCGTTGTTTAATCCCAATTTTGATTGCACCAGAAACCAAGGCCGCAGGAAATAAGTCAATGACCAATTGTTCAACTTCGCGTATGACTGCATAGTTAGCGGAGCGTTTCCTGATTTCAATGACGCGAAATATACCGCTTTCCCAACACCGATAAGTTTTCATAAGAATTGAATAAAATTTAAATCGTCATCAAGCTCAACTTTGAACTTATGGAAAATTCTCCCAGTTGACATTTTACCAGAGACTTTTGCAAAATCAGCCAATCCAACCACCGCCTGATATTCTCTCGCAGTATTCTTGAAGTAGCCCATCGCGGTGGAAGAAACTGATATTTTATCGGGATAATCGCCCTCTGCGTAATCGTCATAGTAATAATAAATCATACATCAAAACGTCACAAAATTATGTTCATCATCAAGAACCACATAGAGATATTCACGCTTGAGTTTACCAGAGACTTTTGCAAAATCCCACAATGACTGCGCAATCTCATCTGAGATTAATTTGTCTATTCCACCAGACCTATGATGGATCAAGCCGTGTTTATCAACTCTTATGAAATAGAGAATCATTCAAACTCCACAAAGTTCATTTCATCGTCCAAGACAAAATTAACGAAATCTCCATATTTGTATCTCCGTGTGCGACCCGAAATTTTAGCAAATTCAAAGATGTCATTTGCTTTCTCATCAGTCATCCTAGGGGTTAGTCTAGGGATTAGTCCGTACCCACCTCGTCTACCATGTATGAGTGTACCTCTTTCAGAATCGGTCTGGATGTAGTAATTGATCATGCGTTTGTCCAACCTCGATCCTTGAAGAACTTAGAATCAATAGAGAAACGGGAGAATTTCAAATCGTCGTCCAGTACGATGACAAAACCTTCTCGAAACGTATCGCCAGTTTTTACCCTACCAGATAATTTTGCAAAATCTAAAAACTTCTTAACGCTCTCAAAAATGTGAGAACCAGCAAGATGTGTCTTCACCTCTTCGTTGTATTCATCACAGAACACCCTAACATCTTCTGAACCGTCTTGATAAACGACATAGGCATAATGTTTCATACAAATCTCACAAATTCCAAGGCATCGTTCATTTCAACAATTGTGTGTTCGTTAACGTCGCAGATTCTGATACTCCCAGAAATTCTGGCAAAATTCAATATCTCAATTGCGCGATCATCTGAAATTCTATTGATTCCATAATCGCCATGGAGCAGTTCTCCACTGAAATAACGAATAATGAAGTAACGGATCATAATCAATTATACCACAAAACTATGGAAAGTCAAATCATCGTTCAAGTTGACTTCAAAGTAAATTTCAACATTACCCCAAACTTCAGCCGCACCAGCAATTTTCGCCATTGGTAGTAGACTGGCGACGAATTCTCTAACTTCTAGACTGACTATGCGACCATGAACGTGACCGCTATTGAGCAAAACCACATTATAATTATGCCCATCGGTGCTACCATAATAACGGCAGGTTTTCATAAAACGAAACTATGGAAAGTCAAATCATCGTTCAAGTTAACGTCGAATCGAGTCGAACCATCACCCCAAATGTCAGTCACACCGGCAATTTTCGCCATCGGTAGTAGACTGGCTATGTATTCGTCGCCAAGGGTTGTTGTTGCAAATTCGAAGTAACGGTACGCGAACACTTTGTAATTCTGCCCATCAGCGTCGCCCCAATAGAGAAACTTTTTCATAAGAATTCGACAAATTTCAGATCATCGTCTAACCTGACTTCAAAATGTTCGCTTTGTGACCAAACCACAAGTTTTCCAGAAATCTTTGCGAATTCAATCAGCCCAATAACAGCAGCGAATTCTTTTGAATCTTTACTATGAAAGGTTGCGTTCGTATCTGAAAATTTGAAAGAACAAACCGACTCGCCTCCATTCAACATCGCAACGTATCTATAATTTCTCATTTGATGAACCTAATAAAGTTTAAATCATCATCAAGTTCAACGCAGCAATCATCCTCATCCGCATTTCCAGAAATTCTTGCAAGCGCCAACAGGCTGTAAGCAAGTTCCGCGTCAAGCGAAGATATGATCCCACTGCAGCCTTCAACGATACTGTAAATCATACTAGGAAACAATTAAAAGTAAAATCATCATCTAACTTGACGTCGACATACCTTGGCGTCGCGCCTTGTATTTTACCACTTATTAGGGCCAGATTCCAAATGTCTTGAATTATTTTATCTGGGACTCGACTATAATGGCAAGAATTGTGTCCGACGATTTTGCCATTATAATCTTCATAAATGAACACGATCATTTTCCATTAGCAGCAAGAATCAACCCAACGTTTGCCAAAGCGTATGCAAAGTAAGTCAGAGTCCATGACCATTGCTTTTCCATTGCAAACCCGATTGAAGTGGCAAGATAAAGCAACCCACAAATTGCAACAGTGATGTTAGTCATAGGGTAGAAGGATCAACAGAAATACCGCGCCAGAACCAAAAGTCTTGATAGATTGCTCTGTAGTATTTCGTGTACGTAACTGCTTCCTCTTTATCGTCACTATGAACAAACCAAGCGCCTTCATCAACATCAAAGTAAGCATATCGCGTATCCTGCCCAATGTGTGCGGCATGTACTTCATAGACCCCAGAATAAGCAGGTTTCTGATCGGGTTGATACCATTCAGTCAATGGATATTCCTTGTTTGGGTCAAGTTTCGGATTTGATCGTTTGTAGTAAATTTTACCAATAGCAAGGACAATTACCCAAAAAGCAACAACGATGCTGGCAATAATCAAAATATCATAAACCATTTATTTCTCCAATTGATAAATTTTCTTTAGGTTTCTATCGCTGAATCCAACGCCGCGCCATTCATCAGCGTCCCACCATACCCAACGAACCAGCGTCTCCAATTCGTCTGTTACCTGATTCAGATGTTGGTATTCGATCCGTTTGAAGAATTGATTTCTTCCATAGAAGTCAGAGAAGTGCGTTGCGCCGTATGGTGATTTCATGATTAATCCTAGTTTCAATCGCCAACAAATTCACCAAGCAATAATTCGCCAGACTTAGTTTCGAGAACAATAAACGCGACTGAATTCTCTAACGCGTCTGGTCGTAGAACGAATTCGCGAACCGATAACAATTCTGAAGAAGAGATTGTATAGTCGGTGCGCTCATAACTAGGATTCGTTATTCGCGTATTAGCGGTAATGAATGCATCATATTCAGCGTCTGGTTCTGGTTTCACTTTGGAAAATCGTTTCCAATTGGCCGGTTTATTCGCATTCGTCATAACAAAATTGTATTCCTCATCATTCTTATGGAATACACTGGCAGCAAATTCTGGATGATGTGTGAAATATTCACCAAGAAACTGTTTGCAGTCTTTTGTGGTTTTCATGATCAATTCCTAGTCAATAAACTTGATAGACTTCAACGCTAAATTCTGCGGCAATTTTACGAGCAACAAGTTGCGCTGCGTCGTTCGTTATTCTACAGAATTCAAAGAAATCTTTACCCGGTTTAACGCCTTGTCTATTTGCTTGCGCAAGTGTTACTTCTGCGGCAATGGCTTCTGGACTATTTTTATACATCTTGCGGGCAGACTCAATTCTACCATCAGATTCTAATTTAATTGCTGCTTTAATTTCAGAACTTGTCAATTTTGTGTGGCGGGTGGCACAAACAGAACCATAGTGTAGTATTTCCCCATCAACATCAACAATGACGGTGGATTTCAAGTTGGATTTACCACAGCAATCGCAGGCGTTTACTGCATCATCTGTTCCAAGAATTTTAAACATTTATTTCTGCGTTAAGTTATTGATGGGGTAATTATAACCCAGATTTCAATAAAAGTAAATCAGTTCTTGTAAAGAATTGCAGATTTTGGATAAGAAACGCCAAGCGTAGCTGGTAGCAAGACACGTTCCCCGTTAATCATGTCAACTGGTGGGGTAGGTATAAAGCTGTACAAAATTATTCCTCAATCAACTCGTACTGCCAGAAGTTCGGGTTGATCAAATTCCAGCGATTGATCAAAGCATTAGCAGCCTTCAGCTGAGTGCGCTTTCCATAATTATCAGGATCAGAGAAAACTTCATCCTGTGAGCCGTTGAATTCACTGATACCAGTTGTGCCAGTCTCAACATTCGTCCATTTGTACTTCATAATTACCTCCGAGATAGGGTAATTATAACGCCATAATCAATAAAAGTAAACTAACCAATCATCACATCAGCCGACCCGGTGATCTTGGCGTTTCGAGCAGAATCAACTGACCCAATAGTCGCTGCAGCAAGTCCGTTGATATACACAGTCTCAGAAACGCCTGAGGCAACCCGATGCTGCGCGCTATCCAAGTCGCCTAACCGACAAAACGGAACCCCATTCACAAAAACGTCAGCTGACCCAGTGATCATCCGATTCTGTTTGCTGTCAATGTCATTGAGCCTGAGCGCCGATTTCATACAATTGCCGATCCGTTTGTGCTACTTATCATCACAACCGCAGGCGAGTCAGCCTGAGTTGGAACAGTCGAATTATATACCGTCGGAACGCTCATGAAGTTGGCTGGGTCAGGAATAGTCGCACTCAGAACGACCTCACAGGCTGCGCCAAACAACGCGGCCATACCGTCGCGGCGGTTCATATCACCCCCTGTTACCAGACTGGTTGAGCCTGTCAAAGCAACAGTTGAGGTTTGTGTTGTGGAAATTGAACCGATTGATGCGCTTACCGTTGACCCAGCAATAGCTGCATAATCAACCTCGGTGACTGTAATCGGATTGAGCGAAACTGTAACAGAAGAACCTGTGATGCCAACGGTACTCGAGCTTGACATCGCCATCGCGTTATACGAGACAGCGGCCGAGCTTCCAGTTATGCCAATTGACTCGTCAACCCTCGGAGTAATTGTACCAATAGTCAGGGCAGATTGAGAACCGGTGACGCCAACGAACGCAATAGAGGCAGTTCCGACTGCTCCAACAGAACTGGAAACAGAACTTCCAGATACCCCAACCGAAACGTCGGCGCGGGTTGTAACGACCCCCTGAGAACTGGAAACGGTCGATCCGTTGACTTGAGCCGATACAGCCTGCACAGTTGCGACGGCATTTGTCACAACAGCAGAGACGACGCCTGCAATTCCAATAGATATTGACTGAGCCGACGATACTGAACCCGCCCCAGTAGTAACTGGAACCCCCGATACCGCCGATTGCAAATCCTGATTGGTTGCAACAGAGCCAACCGAAACATTCGCAGAAGAACCGACAAGGTTGGCAGATTCGGTTTCAGTTGTGACAATAGAACCCGTTGAGCCAGATACCGATGACCCGCTCAGGATAACCGATACGGCTGAAGTTGTAGATACAGACCCTGATGAACTGGAAATAGAACTTCCAGACACCCCTGTTGAAGTTGCCTGAGTCGTTGTCAGAACCCCGGTCTCCGTCGCGACCGTCGAACCCGATATCCCAGAGTAATCGGCCTCTGAAGTTACCAAATCCCCAACAGAACTGGAAACTGAACTTCCGGTCAATCCAACTGAAACGTCCTGTCGGTAAGCAACAAGTCCAGTATCAAACTGAGCTGCTGACCCGGTAACTGGGACAAATACTGTCGGGGTGACAACGATCTGCCCGACAGTGACTGCTGTTACTAACGGGGCGCTGGGGGTATAGTTTTCAGCAAAATAGTCAAGCGCATACGAAATATCGCCAAGAGGCTGATACTCGTCTCGAGTTGCGAAAATCGACCCAATATCGCCTGATACAGCTGACCCGCTTATACCAACCTGCGATTGTTGAGAAGTCCCGACGAAACCAACTTCAGTAGAAACGTATGCGCCAGCAATAGCAGTCTGATCGTCCTGATGAGTTGGAATAACCCCAGTATCAAACTGCGCTGAATTTCCAGTCATCGCAGCGGACTGGGATGAAGAAGTACCAACTGAACCTACTGCCGAACCAACCGAGTTTCCAGCGATAGCAATGAACTCGGTCTCAAATGTGCCGATTGAACCAACTTGAGCAGATGATACAACGCCGCTAATAGCAACGGATACATCCTGCGTTGAGGAAACCGCCCCTGTAGAAATTGAGGCTGCGCTGCCAGCGATCTGATACTGGATAGCCGACGACGCCGAAACAAGTCCAGGCGTAGCTGTTACTTCGTTACCAGACAGAGCCGAATACTCGTTCCTAACAACAGCAACAACCCCAATAGAACTGGTTACAGCGCCACCAGAAATTGATTGAGACGCCGATGCCGAAGCGCCAACAGAACCCGAAACAACAGAAACTCCAGACCCAGATATTGAAGTCTGATCGTCCTGATGAGTTGTTACTGACCCGACCGATACCGATGAACTGGTACCAACTAACGGAGCAGAGCCTGACGAGGTCAACCCAAAGGTGCCAAGCGAGGTCGCTGCAGACGACCCTGTAATTGCAAACGATGAGGCGGTCGAGGCGGTAACAGAACCAACTGACGTGGCAGCGGCCGATCCGGTTATCGCGTTTGATACAGCCTGAGAACTGACAGCCGAGCCAACTTGAACCCCGCTACCAGAACCGCCCAATACAAACGATACAGCCTGAGAACCGACAACTGAGCCACCCGATACAGCTACTGCATTACCAATAACAAGTAACGAAACGGACGCAACAGCGGCGATATTACCTTGCGAAACTGGAGCAGAATACCCAGTAACGCTTGAGTATTCGTTCCTGACAGCGGCAACCGAACCTACTTGAGTTGCAGAAGCGTTCCCAGACAACAATAACGATACAGCAGCGGTCGCCCCAACAGAACCCTGTGCGAGCGAAGACGAGTTACCAGATAGCGACGTTTGATCGTCCTGGTGTGTGGTTACGCTTCCAGCCTGAGCTGATACGGCTGAACCGACCAGCGGTGCAGACCCCGATGAGGTCAGTCCAACTGAGCCTACTGCCGAACCAACCGATGAACCTGATATGGAAACAGAAACTGCTGCCGAAGCAGCCAAGTTTCCAACTAGAGCAGAAGAACTGCCCCCAGCGACATCTATCTGATAATCACTGAGGGTAAAGTCTCCAGAGAAATAGTCGAGCGCATATGTTGACGTTGATACCGTCGCCATAACTCAACCAAAAGTATCAGGTGAACCGAATCAAACCAGTCGTACCATCGTCAACCGGCATAGTAAGCGTTAACGTACCTGCGGTGATTGTCTGGGGTGTGAACGTGCTTGCGCTGATCGCGTTCTTACCTGTGGCAGAGCTGTTATACAACAGAACTGTGTCAAAGGTGGTAGAAAGCGTCACGTTTGTGAAAACGATCGAGGCTGACGGGGTTGTGTGAGCAACCGTACCTGCCAGCGAGGGAGCGATCCATGAGAACGCGACCCCACCAGCAGTGTAGCCTGTACCCGATACTTCACCAGTCGCAGTGTAAGCGGTGGTGGCCGGGCCGATCGAAGCGGTCGAGGTGTACAAAGCGGCCTTGAACGTATCAACGGCGCGGTAAGCGGCCGAGAATGCGTGCACGCCGTTCAGCACATCAACCTTGAATTGTGAGCAGATAGCTTGTGTGTTTGCCAAAGTAGTCTCCTAATGAACTACTTGTATTTATAAGCTTCTAACTTGCCAATTCAGAGTCGCTTGCCTCAAGTGGACGGATAACCATACGAGCATCCCGCTTCACCATTTCGCCCTCGTACCAGTACTCCTGCCAGCTCAGGTCAGGCTCGTTCCCAACGCGTCGCTCCATCAGCGACTCTTCAATTGGACCTCGGATTGTTTCAATAAGCGCCATTCATCCTCCATACATTTTTACTTTGAAATTTATCACATCCCGGCAGAACCGATTGTACGCAAAGTCGGCATCATACCTTGCAGCTTCCTCGTAGTTCTCCCAGGCAAACTCGCGAAACCAACCTGAAGTGATACTGGTACATACCTTCTCCAGCGCCATCAGATACGCTTCCTTGGGGGTCTTTTCTCCAGGAAATGGAACCAATGACCGCTCGATTGCCAGCACCATCGACTCTTCACGCACCGCGTCCAACCGATATTCAAACGGGAGCGATTCAAACCGAATCCTCGATGACAACACTTCCCCACTGGAAAACCGGGTGTACGCTGGAACGTCGCAGATTTTCACCGACTCGTGAATGGAATCGTGATCATACACATAATTCACCCCATCCCCTGAGAAGAACTTCTCCTTACTCTTGTTGAGGCTCGGATGACTGTAATCGTACGTTTCCTCCATACGCTTCAAGTAGAAATCCCAGTGATTCTGAATCGCATTTGTGGTAAACGCTGCGCCCAGTTCGCGACGCATGAACTTGATATCGCCCATAGTCTTGAGGAAATGCGGACTATTCTTCAGATAGCGGTGACTCATCTTCAGAACGTACGCAATCTCAAGGGGGTCATGATCCTCAAGTAGATACTCAGAAGTTGACCCCATCCAGGCAATATCAGCCTCAATCACATTGGATTCAATCCCACAAACCTCAACTGGTTTGTCAAATTTTGCAACCAGTTTCTTCCCATTTTGTAGCGGGAGCAGGGAACGGGGCTTCAAGCTACGTAGAAAGTCGGTGACCTCATCATATGACCCAACGATATCAATATCAGATATCGCTCGACCAAGCCTGAACCCGCTTACTGCCAGAGCAGAAGATCCAATGAGTTTAATCATCAGCAGTTCGCAGAAGAGGATTCCCAGCCGCCAGAGGGAGTCCAAGCGCCACCAGAATCGTAGCTGCCGATACCGTCCCAACGGATGTAGATTTCATTCTCTACGGCGATCGCTTCAATTTCTGCACCAATAGCCTCGATCTGGCGAATTTTGGTTTCGGCCAGAGCCAGAGCAGCCTTCTGCTTTGCCTGTCGAGTTGCTGCAGCCGCTTCAGCCTCAGACATTGTGATTGCAGACAGTTGCGCGTTCAGCGCCGAAATCTCAGCCTGCAGTTGTTCTTTCGTTTTACTCATGTTAACTCCATTAAAAAGACTCGATCATCACCGCTGATCGTATGCGGGTTACTGGAAACACTCGCGGAAATCTTTTGGTTTCGACGATGCCAAATGGTTACTGACGTCAAGGTAGATATTGCGAATCTTCAAATCAATTTCTCTCAATTCAGAATTTGTCAGTTTGACCTGATACATATCAAGAACTTCTTTTGGGTAATTCACACAGTTCTCAAGGAAATCTGTGTTCTCAAATGGCTCTTCCCACAAAATCTTGAAGTATTGCTCAGCCGGCAACCGCTTGTTTCTTGCGTATTGCAGCCGCTGGATTGTGCCCAACCAAGCGCGAACCTCATTCAACCAACCGCGCCTAGACGTATCGTTTGGATACAGAACGAGTTTAACGACATGAAGGGCAATCTGATCCTGTAGGTTTACAACCCGACCAATCAACTCCTTTCGCTGAACTGCCATTTCAAGAAGAGGCGTCTTCAATGCCCAGTCGGCAAGCTCCTCAGACAACTGCTTGAAGGTTTTCATTTGTACAGATAAATGAAATAGATAACGGCAGCAGTTCCACAAACGATAGTTGCAATGTCAATAAAGTCCATAATAATCTCCAATCAAGTTACGATAGAGTAATTATAACTCGTTCAGCAATAAAAGTAAACTACAGAATTTCAACAGACCACTTGCGGGCAATATTCAGAGCAGCGTTCTTGTCTTTGATTACCAGGTTGAATCGGTACTCGTCATAGTCAACCTCAACTGGGTCAGCAACGAAATTATCAACTGGACCGTATGCAACCCATGGGCTTAGGCCGCGCCAATCGTCGTCGTTTAGCACAAAATCATTGGCGGCTACTGAGCAGTGCCAACCCATATAGGCGTCATCAAACTCAAGCGACCCAGTTTCCCGCGAGTAGGCCCAACCATCAAAGTATCGGATTTTGGAAAACTTCATAATAAACTCCATAAAAATTCTGGCGGAAGCTCAGGGATTCGAACCCTGGAAACCTTTCGGTTTGACGGTGTTCAAGACCGTTCGTTTAAACCACTCACGCAAACTTCCTGGTGCTGGCGGTGAGACTCGAACTCACGTAGGTTTCCCGACGGCTTACAAAACCGTTGCAATTGCCGCTATGCGACGCCAGCGTCTATCTTCTATTTACTTGCGATCAGAACGATATTGAACCCGCTATAATCCTGACCTGTTGACCAAATCAGACTATCTGGCACATTGGAACCATCATAGATGATGTCCTTGCCACCGTACTGGAGAACATCGTCGCCATCAAATAGCCGAACCTTCAACCCGTTTCCAGCTGAATCTCTGGCGATCCGCTTCCAAAGTGCCTTACCGGGCTCAAACTGCGTCGCGTCTGATGCAACAACATAACCAGCATGAATCAATGATTCGTACAGGTAAGCAAACAGCCCATATCCCTGGTACTTTGATTCAATATGCGCTCGGTCGACCTGTACAGTGTTCTTATAGGGACTCTTGAAGGTCATCTTACTTTTCATGTGAAGCGACCCAACAATGATAAACCTAGTGTCGTCTGTCTCACTAGAAGTCAGAACTCGGATGACACCATGATCTGCCTTCAGCCGAACAAACAAGAAATCAACACCATCAACGTTCTTTGTCATCAGGATATCGTACATACGCTTGACTGCGCTATCGGTATGATATCCAGAGTAGTTCGGCGAACCTAGATTGCCGTCCATGAGATAGGGCGACTCTTTGATAAACTGCTTAAATGACTTCATATGAACCCTATTTGGCGTCAGGCAATTATAACCCGACGCCAAATAAAAGTAAATCAGAACGACGAGCTCGATTCCAACGCGATAAACACGCTGATCTTACCGTCAACCGAGCTGAACTGGGAAATCTTCTTTGCTGAGATTTTCACAGCGTAGTCCAAACCGCCCATCAGCTTCAGATTATCAATCTTGATATTGGCAGTGAAGTCTCGGTCAGAGTCACCCAGCCCAATAACAAAGTTGTTTGAAGTTGGGTTCTTCAGGTCGCCCACCACAACAGACAACTTACCATCAGCGCCCACAACGCTCAAGTCAACCCCACGAATAACCGAGGCGGTCTTCATGATTGTGGCAATCTGCGTTGCCGTCAGAGTAAACTCAACATCTGCCCCAGGGAACTTGATCTCCTTGGTTGGGATTGTCAACACAGAAGGGTCAGCCGAGTAGAACTTGATTGCCGATGCGCCCTGGCTGATTTTTGCCAGTTTGTCGGTAATCTCGATAGTTGGGTCTTCAAACAGACTCAACACGCCGAGGAATTCGTTAAGGTCGTAGATACCAAAATCCAACGGAATCGAATCGGGCAGCGTTGCCGTTGCCATCACGTTCTTCTGAGCGTTGATCGTTGAGATTTTGTTACCCTCTTTCAAGAGCAAGTTACTGTTGATCGTCGCAAAATTCTTCAGAACTGCGATCGACTCTTTACTGAATTTCATTATTTTCCTTTGTCAAATCAAGATGAATCAAAAACATCAAACAACACGCCGCGTGACTCAAGTGAGGGAGACCGCTCTCACCGTCAGCCGCTTCCCCCCGCATATGCGCTGAGATATGTCGCAACGCAGCGTCAAGGTATCTCGAATCTGCGTTGTCAACATATTTCCAGTTATCAGGCTGATACTTTGCAGCCCCAAACGTCAAAACCTCAGCGATAGACTCAAGGGCGACCGGGGGAAGCAGGCCCATGCGGGGTTTGCCTCCATCGAATTTCATCCCAAGAGTCTTGCTCATTATACCGTCGCCACGTCAGCGGTCATATCAACGTACTTGACGGTCAAACCCTTCTTGGTTGTGGTGACCATCGAGACAACGCCCAGACCGTGGAAACGGTTGGCCTTGTACTTTGCATCATAGGGGTTTGCAAAGCCGATTTTGCGCACCTGAGCAATAGTCAGGGACTTACCCTTGGCCATAGCGGCGTTGAATTTAGACTGGAAAGTGGGTTTACGTTTCGTTGCTGCCATAATAAAGTTCCTTGTGATAGTGGTTAAAATGGATTGTTGTTTTACTATCATCGAACAACAATACCGAACTTCTTCAGTTCAGATTCAAACTCAAAATCGAGGGTCGTCGGTTCAACCTCATCGAACTCTTCATCAGATTCAATCCCAATGGGGAGGCGATACGTTCCCCTGGCAACCTGATTATTCATGATCAACCAGATTGGCCAGCTGACTTTGTATTTCTTATCAATTGATCGAAGGCTTCGGAATTTCTCGTCAACCTCAATCAACTGCCGGTGAGTAATTATAGCGCCCTCGTATATCTCAGCAAAATAATGTTTCACCAGGGCCATCCAGCGGTTCTGTGCCGGGGTCAATTTATCTGCTGTGATCATGCTGCCACCTCGTATGTGTTCAACAGGTACTCAAACGCCTGATCCTTGCTCTTGGCGCCATAACCCCACAAAGCCGAGTTCAACTTATTGCTGGCGTTGCGACCCAAGTGATGATCATAGTACTCGGTAAACGCATTGAGCAACCCGTAAGCAGTCTGACCGGCAGAATCTGAACCCATCGCGCCACCCAAATACAGGTTATGGATGTGATTTGCAGTTTTCACCTCAGCGTTGGTTGGGTCAGCTGGGTCGTTTGATACCAGAGCCAGAATATCAGAGTATGAGTCTTTGCTTGAAACCTTGATTTTGGACATTTCAACCATCTGGCGAGAAAACTTATCCCAGCTTGACTCAAACAGACCCAGTTGAGACTTGATCGAGTTTGGTTTGAAAGTTGAGTGGTGACTGGCTCGGACAGCAGCCGAGTTATCTCCGCCCATTGCGATACTCAGGGTATTATTACAGACCACGCGGGTACTGGTGAACTTTGCAGTGGTTGCCATCGAACCATCACATGAGGTTGACAACAGCAAATAACCGCCGATTGCATCATTACCATTCAACACAACCTTGTTATTGGTATCAGCCAGAGCCCAGAACCGCTTGCCCCCAAACAATGTACCAGCGGTTGAGAGGCTCATCCCAGAATCAGACACCAGAGACCGGAAGAACTCGAGTACCTCCTTTGGTTGTACTGCCTTGTAGCGGTCAGACACGACGCTGAGGGGTTCTTGCGTATCAGAACGAAACAGAACCTGCTTACCCTCAAATACTTGCGGGTTTCCAAACATATCAACAAACTTTGCCTCGCTAGACTCAATCTGCCAATCCATACCGGCTTCTTTTTGCCAGGTCTCAATCGACGAATCTTTGGTGAGTTCTTGACCAAGGCCGTGCCAAATATCGCTACGATCACCGGCAAAGGCCATTTCGTGCTTGTTGCTGATTGAATTCAAAGTAAGTTCATGTGCCATAATAATCTCCAAGTGTGTTACGATAGAGTAATTATAACGGAGGAAACAATAAAAGTAAAATCAAAAATTCTCAAGAACTTCACCATATTCGGTGAATCTAACAAATTTGTAGTCATCATCAAGTTCAAACCGAACATAGATATTATGCCCCTGCTTATATGTACCCTTTGAATCATCTGCACAACAAACAAGCCCAACCAGATGTAAGTCTTTGCAGATTTTTATGAGTTCGGTTTGATTTTTGTCAATTTCGGAACTTTTGCGCCGATACCGCCGAAACACCCTAATAGAACTTTCACCACACATTTGCCATGTGATTATGTGCATTATTATAACCACCTTTCAAATTGTACAAAGTTTTCATTTTCATCAACACTAACGCAAGCAACCATATGGCGGGAATCGTTGAATATAGAGTTCATAGCATACCCAGATACCTTCGCCATATCAAACCAGTCTTGATGTTTTGGCTCAATGGCGATCAAATTCTTTCCATTGTACACTTCTACCACGTCACCGCTCGTTTCAGCGTAAATCCACATTTTCATAAAACCCGACTATCAAATCTGATGAATTCGCCATCATCGTCAACCATTGCATAGCAACTGATCATAGTTTGCCAATCTGTATGCGCCATGCCAGAAACTATTGATAGGTTCATAATGTCCTGAATCTTCCTAGTCAACTGGATTTTATCCTCACCAATAAAGGCAGAGCAGACCCCACCGTCTAAGTCTGCATAGATGCTAAGTCTGCGTTCAGTCACAAAATCTCACAAAGTTATAGTCTGGATCAATTTCGCACCAGAACGAATTGTTAAGAAATTTACCAATTTTATGTCCAGATATCAACGCAAGATTATAGATAGGCTCGAACTTCTTGATTTCATAGCCCATGATGCGACCTTCATAGTTGTCCTGCGGTGACCAAAGAACAAAATAATAGTTTCCATCATAGCGAATTCGGACTTTCATTTGATGTGAACTGAGGAATTCGTTTCAATCCAAACCTTGGCCCCGCAAGATAGAGGATTGTCTGGAGAATAAACAATCTTTGATGGGCCGGCAATCTCAACCTCATGCGCGTAATGATTGGTCTTGTATGTTTTCACCGTCAGAACCGGATCAT